ATCAACTTCGTCTTCGTCTTCGTCTTCTTGCTCTTCTTCGCCATCTTCGTCTTCTGCAACTTCATCTTCAGATACTTCGGCAGAACCTTCGATTCCGTCTTCTTCTTCAGTTTCAGTTACGTCTTCTTCTTCTTTCTCAGTTTCAGTGTCATCACCTTCTTCTGAGTCTTCAGCACCTTGATCTTCATCTTCGCCCCATACTTTAAAGACTGCAGCCTCTTCAACAGCTTCTTCAGTAGTTTCTTCAACCACTGTTTCTGCTGCTTTGGATTCTACCTCTTCATTCTCTAGGAGTTCGGACTCAAGGCCACCGATACCAGAAATGGTTTCTAGTATTGATTTTTGTTCTTTTTGATTTTTGGCCATAATTATTTTTCCTATATTTTTAGAGTTTGGAGAGGAAATCCTTAAACACCTGTTCTTGTACAGAAGCTAGTTCTGCGGAAGAGGCTTTACGAATTTCAGTCTCATATTTTTCAAGTTGCTGAGCTTTCAATATTCCATTATCCCATATCCACTCTACGCCTTCCATAATGCCATCTACGAAAGCACCTTGGGCTGAGGGGTCTTGGACAATGTCTACTGTAGAGAGTATGTAGTCACTATTGACATACGTAGCTCCCTGTTTATTCTCAACTGTTCCCATACCACGGCTAGAGACGCCAAGCTTAACTCCACCTTCAATAAGACCTTCAACGATCTTACCCATAGGGGTGTTAAGAATTTGCGCCTTTCCAACAACATCATCACCATTAAATTTTAATTCGGTGATTTTGTGTGAAACTTTATCGAGGTTAATTTGTGGACCTTCTGGGTGGTCTAACTCTCCCACCGCACGTCCTTGACTAACCTGTTCGGTGACGTATTTTTCAACGGCATCGAATAAAATGTCTTTAGGATAGACTCGGCCATTTCTATTTTTCTTTGCAGCCTGCATAAAGATACCTTCAATGAAAGTATGTTTTTTGCCATCCTTTTCTTCTGTAAGATAATTTAAATTATCGTAATGTTCTGTTATTAATCTCATCGTTCTTGTGCTTGATTAAAAATGTTAGCCGATACCGCTACTCTTTTAACACTAAGCGCTTCGCTCTTTTTAGAGTTCAATGCTTTTTCAAAAGACTTAGTAGCGCCTTCGGTGTCGCCCTTATACAAAGAGCCCAATAAATTATTTATTTCTTTCATGTTTTTACTTTTTTCAGTATACATATATTTATACGTTTAGTGATTTCAACCGTGTGTATTTAGTTGTGTCTTTTATTTTAGAATATCTGATTCTAATGAGCCTGATTCACTACCAAGCTCATTTTCTAATTCGCCGCGAACAGCTTCAGTGTCAGAAATCAGATCATCAATCGCCTCATCGCCTTGGCCTTCGTCTTCTGCTTTTTCATCGGCAATTTGTTTATCGATCATGTCAATCTCTTGATCATCCTGTCCTAAGATTTTCTTACGAGCCCATTCTTTTGAATAATATCCTTGCTCAACAAGAGACTCAGCCTGTGACATCATATCAAATCTATCTCGCATAATTTCAAACTCTTTTAGTTCAGCAAAATAGTTATCTTTTAAGAAGTCAACATAAATACTTTCCGAAATACCTTGCCAGTCATCTTCATTAATAACTCCCTTTAGAATCAGTTGTGTTCTTAGAGCATCAATTAATAAGCTAGAGAATCTTTTTCTAAGCCTCTGGATAAACTTATTAAATTTAACCTCTTCTCTATTGATTTCTGTAGCTCTTCCTACCTGAAAACCGCTTTCAGCATCAAGGCGACTTAATGGTACATTCAATGACTTGTATAGTTTCTTTTGGAAAAACAAAATATCATCAATTTGGCCAAGGTTTTCGCCGCCAGGCAATGTTGTAATTTCTGTGCCTCTACCACCTTCTCGTCTTGGCAAGAAGAAATCTTCAAGCATTGATTTATGACGTCTGTCATCTCTAACCTCACCAGATGACGCATCATACACAATTTTATTACGATACTGAGACATCATGTTTCTTACATACTCTTCAGCTTTACCCTTTGGCAAATTGCCAACATCAATATAAAAGATTCTCCGTTCAGGCGCTCTTGATATACGATATATAACCAACGCGTCTTCAAGCATTCTAAGCTGATTAATAATCTTAATTGACTTATGAAGGTGTGACAGTACTTTAGACCGAGAAGAATCCATTAAACCACTGGTCTGGTATAATATAGCTTCTGGTGCAACCTTAATTCCACTAATAGTATCAGCTGAAGCTGAAGACGATATGTGATTAGTAGTAGCGTCTTCGCTGTATACAAAGTATTCTTCAGCATTTTCTTCAACCGTTACTCCAGTTAGCTTATCGACTTCTTTTTTGACTTCTCTGACTTTCCGCATATTAACGGGGTCGACATATCGCAAATCCTTTATACCTTCTTTAGGGTTGTTACTATCGATTACAATATGAAAATAAATTCTTCCATCGACATACCATTTTCTAAAATAGTCAGAGCCAAATTCTTGTATTTTAAATAAATTACAAACCGTGTCAAATTCATTTAAAATCTTTCTTTTGAGCTCTTCTTCAAATTCTAAGTCATCTAAATTAAGCGACATTGGTGTTCCAACATTACTCGCGGTTATAGCTTCATTAATAATATCGTCGATAGCATTATCCGTTTCTGGCTGTTCTGCTGCAGCGCGATATTTAAAAATCATCTCACGGTCAGTATTGCCACCGTCCATTCCATCAATATCATAATATTGTCCGAAATATCCACCTGCGGATACTGTAGTTACGCCTTCGTCTGACACCGGAGGTACAAAAGACTTTATATTAGACTCCTGCTCTTCAGTCTCGTCTTCACCACGATTGATACGTCTTTTTATTTCAAATCCGAATAATTCCATAATACTATTTATATGTTTTACTCGCTCAAGTACACAAGAAAAAACTCCTCTTTTTCAAGAGGAGTTTTGTAACTTAACTTCTTAACTTAATTAAGAGGTTGTATTAGATTCCCAGTACTGATAGTTGATTTCAACTGTGAATTCTTCGATCTGGTCGTTTGTATCATAGCTCAATTCAATTTGAGAAACGTTGGTTGGAAAAGCACCGCGAATTTTATATTCTTTCGTTACTGATCCATCTTTACCTAGTTGCTCAACAATCATGTCAGCTTGATAGTCGGTTGGATTTTGAAGGCCCGTGTTATTCACGTGCTCATTGATTCCGTTCATCCAAGTTTCAAACGCGTTGCGAACCTTCATTTCACTATCGTTAATGATAGTAATAGTCCAAGGTTCGAATGTCCTATCACCAGCAATCTTCAACTGACGACCACGGAATGGTACGTCAATATTCGCGATTGTAGATGAAGGCAATCCAGCGCCTTTAACCATAAATGAGGTGAACTCACTGTCTCCACCAGCATAAGCAGGGAAGTTAATTGTAGCTTTGAACAGATTTGGGCGTGCACCCCCACCTGTCAATTTTGCTTTGAAGTCGTCTACTCCTAAAATAGCCATTGTATTTTTCCTTTCTTATGTTAGCCGCCTACTACTTCAGAGAACTCGACTCCTGTACGTGTTGCCACGAAGTTGAGCGTAATGAAGTTGATAGAACGTGCGGGTTTAATATAAATATCTGCAACGAAACGATTGGTATCAATCACCTGTCCAGTGTTATTTGTTTCATCACAGACGACTAAAAAGTCTGTAACTCCACGTCGACCTTTAACATCTCTCAAGAATGGTTCCACTAGATTGCGGAATTGAGCGCGAGTAAACTCGTCATTCAATTCGAATAGTGAGAACTTAGATGCAGTAGAAATCGCTTTTTCGAGAACGATAAACAATCTACGAACATTAATTCTGTCGAATGCTGAAGCTTTGACTTGACCAGTCTTGTCTCCAAATAGTAAGATGCCATTACCAGGGAAAGAACAAATCGGATTGACTTGAGCTTTATAGAGGCCATCTCTTGAACTTTGATTTGGATTAAATGCTAACTTAGTAACGCCTAATAGATTACCACGATTATATCCTGCTGGTGAGAACCAAGGGTCATTTGTACCATCTGTCCTCGCACAAAGTCCGGCCATGTGACCAGAAGCTGCGATATATTCATAATTATCGGCGTATTTATTATAGACATATATTGGAGAACTATCCATAAATGCATAGCTATTCATATTTGTCAACGCAGTTCGTTTTGCCAATACTCGTTTCAGTTTGTCTGCTTCTGTAGTTGCATTTTCAACTGCATCTGCATCGGCTGCTGTAGATGCATCTCCTACACCAACATTTGGTGAGACGAAAGCAACACAATCTTTACGAGTTGATGCACATTGAATAAGGTCATTGTCAATCGTGATTTGAGAATCGCCATCGACTAGTCCTGCACCTGCCATCAATAGATTTACATCTACAGTATCTGCATCTTCGAATAAATCAATAGCAGCTAGATATCCAGAGCTAGATACATCGCCGTCTTGACCATTTGACAAACGGTCTACATAAAGACCATCTGCAAAGTAACCCGAATCGTCTGTACCTAAATCAGATGTAGTGTCTGTATCTGCATTACCATCAATTGCTGCTGTAGCATTACCAATAGTTCCATCAGCTCCAGTGAATAGTCCATCGGTAGCGTCACCGATTTTATTAACAAACACATATTGTGAACTTTGATTGATTACATCATAATAGTAATTCGAGCTACCGTCAGCTTCTTTAGAGTCTGATAGTAGAGAAAGACTTTGATATTTCTCAACAACGTTATTAGGTGTGCCTGTTACTAAACCATCCTCATCAATGATAAGAACATGAATTTCATCTGCCAGCGGGGTAGATGTTCCACTAATATCTTTAGTATTGAGTGAACCTGCAGCTGCATCGAAGTTTGCTTGAACTGTAGCTAAATCCAAATTAATTGGAGTATCACTACCAGCGGTGTATGCATTAGTTCCGTGAGATATAATAACCTTCAATGAGTTACCATATTCGCCGGGACAACGCGAAACGAAAGTCACGCCTTTATTGATTGCTGTTTGTTTGGCATAAAAATCTGTTAGATTTTTAATTTGCGTTTTATAATTGGCTTGAATCAGATCGCTTCCTCTGTTACCAGCTGTTGCTGATATCGTGTCGGATGACGCGACTGTGTCACCAGTGCTAAGGGGCGTTACTGCCCTAGAGACTTTTAAGGTATTCCCGTATTTTAAAAAACCAGCAGCTTGTAAGAAAGACTTACTTACTGTGGCATCGGGTTTACCGAAAACCTCTGATAGGTCGTTTTCGGAACTAATGTTAATTAGTTCATCAACTGGACCCCATTTGAACTCTCCTGCAAATCCGCCGATCGATGTCGACAAAGCAGGAATTACGTTCGTTAAGTCGATTTCTTTTACCTCGACTCCGGGTGATACTAAGAATCCCATAATTGTTTCCTCTTGTTTTCAGTTAATTAATAAGTGTTATCATTGCAAGTTTATTTCAATATCTCTATTTATAATACTACAAATCTCTCCAAGCACGCTGCTCATCAAGCATGTCGCTGTAATCATTGTTCGTGCTGGCATTATTGTAAAAACCAAAATCTAATAAATCATCTTCCATAGCTTCTCTATCTTTGTAAAGCATATCTTTTAGACTTATTTCATCAATATCTCCAAACGCTTCTGTAGATACAAACCAGCCAAACATAACTAGGTTCATCACCATATCATCGTGAGCGCCTTTGTCTGCTTCATAGCTCGAGCCTTTTGGTACAAATGTAGATAGCTCTAAAATAGTATTACTGTCAACCAATTCTAGCCCACCCTGTTCTATCAAATCTTTCATATTAGAACACCCCATTCGTTTAATCTTTTTAGTCATGGTAACACCAATGCCACCTTTCTTAATAGCCGATTCAACAAAAGTGTTTTCGTATTCTAATTCGTAGTAAACTCCATTGCATACTACTTGTCCAGCGTCATTACTTTCAATTACTACAATGGCTTCGTTATAGTAATTAGCTGCGTGGACAATAATGTCTGGAAATAACAAAGGTGAGATCATGTTATCTCTATACGCTGCCACCTGTTTAAATGGTCTTGACGACATATCAATTACAGTAAATGTAGAATAGTCTTGGCCTCGCCCCTTTGAAACGTCTACCATCATTATATACTCATGCCCCTCTTGGGGTAATTCATATAACTTAACATCTCTAATAGTTTTAATTGGTTCTTTAGCTTTTAAGCCAAGAAGACAATCCGCTGTAATAAGTGTTGAAGAACTACCGACGAACTGATTTCCAAACTCTTGAATGAATTGAGTCTCTGATGTATTTGATATCGTTTGCTTTTTCCATGCGTCATCTCTGCCAGGCACGTCCCACCAATCAACTCTGAAGTTAGCAAAATCATTTGCCTTTTGTACCGCACCTTCCCATATCTTATAGAACATGTTACCTACTCCATTTGGCGTAGATGTAATAATAACTTTGGTTTCTTTACCAGATGAAATTACGGGATAGGTCGAGGTATAGAAAGTTGTGGCATTCTCAACGAAAGCAAACTCGTCAAGGAATAGTAAATTGACTGATTGACCACGAATAGAAGATGCAGATGTAGCCGACGCAATAATCTTTGAGTTATTGGAGAACTCAAGTGAACCTTTATTCAATACTCTACAACCGGGCTGTAAAAAGAACGGAAGATTCTCAAGAGCTAACGTAACTCGAGATAACATTTCTCTTGCAGTAGCTCCTTTATTAGCAAGTACTGCAATAGTTTTTTCGGGGTGAAAGATCGCATACCAAAGAATATAAACGACCGACGAAATAGATTTACCAGACTGTCGACATGCAAGAACAACACTAAACCGGTTATCGTTGAAATGCTCAAACATTTTTTCTTGGTATGGATATAAGTCAAACGGAACTAGCCCCTTATCAAGATTGATAACTTTCACATACGTTTTTGCGAAGTGCACAGGGTCACGCATACACTTTTGGTATTCGGTGATTTCTTCTTTGGTGTAGTTATGAGTTACACCGTCTCTCTTAACCAGAGAGTTTCCATTATATCCGTCAGTCATTATCTACCTTCTTCGCCAGCATTTTCTGAAGTTCAGAAGTCGAACCGACAAAGAGGTTATTATTCGTGACGCCACTAGATTCAGTCGGTTCATTATTTAGTTTATCAAGTTCGTGTCTTTTCTTTTGTAAATCAATTAATTGTGTAGTTACATCAGCTGAGGTTTTAAACATTCCCGCAAGAACTTCAAAAGCTCTGGGATGCTCGGCTTCTACTGCAACCTGCATCATGTGGTCAAGAGCCTCGTCAGATTTGTCAAGTAGGCTTTTTAGATTATCTCTAGCTAAATTGTAATCTTCTTCTGCATCGTCAGTAAGATTAACTTCTTTTTGAATAGGAACTAGCGGTCTTGCGTTAGAAACCAATGCCTTATTTATTTTGTCAAGTTTATCACTCATTTACTGTCATATTAAATACTGTTCTAGTTACTCCAGAGGTTAGTCCCGTAAGAACTTCTTCTTCAACAAACTTAGATTCTAACTCCTTTACCACTATTACGTTATTACTTGAAGATACAATAGTCGCTCGTCCTAACGTTGCATTTCCTGTTACGATTTCGCCTATTGTAAAATTTTGGTTGTCGGATGATGAAACGTTAAGAGTTTCGCCTCTTGAGCCAATTCTTATATTCCAGCCAGCTACAACTGGATTTACCGTGTCATTTACATTATCGGCAATCAACGTGCCATTTCTAAGTAATTGCCATTCATCACCACTGTATTGAATACTTACTGCAGCGTTTGGACTATTACTTCCGCCAGACGGTGAATTCAAATCAAATTTTGGAAGGCCATTTACTTTACCATTTCTAATAAAATTACCGGATATAATCGTATCATTTACTGAATCGATATCTATAACCAATGGGGTTGTAGGAGAATTAGCCGGGCTATCAATTTCTCCTAATTGCTCTGCTGGAATAGTGATTTGGTCAGTAACTAAATAATCTACACCACCGTCAATAATTGTAATATTAGAAACCGAGCCAGTCTTGTCTAAATCAATGTCTAATGATAGACCACCACCGGTTCCGCCATCAACAGTTATGCTACGAGTAAAGGTTGGATTATAATCTGCTATTGTATCAGCATTAGCAGAATCACCTGCAGTTACAGTAAATGTATTAACACCTCCTTGAGCCACACCCGTACCAGAAATACTAGCAGCGGTTATAACTCCACTATCGATTGTAGTAACTGTAACTGTTGCATCGTTAGCTGGACTTGCGCCACCTAAAGATGTACCAAGAACTGTAATTGTTTCGTTTTCAGCGAATGCAGTTCCGCCGTCACTTATAGCACTAATGCTATATACAGTGCCATCTTTTTGTATAGATAAATCAGCGTCTGTTCCACTAATACCACCATCCAAATCTGTAATATCATATACTATAGCTTCAGTAGAATCAATAGTATCTACATTTATCGTCAAACTTGTATTATGATAAGGCGAATCAGATATTGTTAATGTATCTGCTACAGTAAATTTGAGTCCCGCGAGTGAAGTTGCCACCGCAGTAGTTATTCCTGTTCTGCCGTCTATAGTAACATCAAATGCAGCTCCTGTGCCAGTGCCGCCTGTCGCAGATAAAGATGAAATAGCAATATTAGTATTATCCGCAGCAATTCTATCTAAGTCAGTAGTACCACTATTAATAGAAACACTATTAATATCGTTTAACGCAGCAATACCCGATAAAACTAAACTGTTAACTGCTAAATTCGCCGAGTGCTGGTTATCTGCATCAAACAATGAAGTAAACACGTCGATTGCACCCGATGGAGAATCTTGTGATACTTGTACAGTGCTTAATGTATTTGCTAACCCAACCGCCACCGATGTAAAATCAGCAATTTCGGTTTCAACCTTTTTGATAATTGATACCCTTGAAGTATCGGGTGCGAATCTAATTCTTACAGTAAAGTCTAATGTATAAACTATGGTTCTTCTTGTTGCAACATCTGATTCATAATCATCTGTAAATGTAACGCTGTTTAGAATAAACGGGACGTCGGTAAGAGAGCCAGGTCCTTCAATGCCTTTAATACTTACTGTGTATTCTGGTGAAAATGTTGGAAGAATCTGCTCTACAATTTGTAACGCGTCCTCTTGGTTTCTAGCCATAATATTCAATTGCATACCCAGAGTATAAGGAACACTCTGATACATAGAATTTCTACTATTAGGCGAGTTAGAAATAGTATGTAGAGTCTTATTCAGTCTATTCAATTTTGTACTAGAGTCGTAATCAATAGAAGTAATTTCAAAAGACATTCTTGGCAACTTAATTGCTACCCGCTGCTGCTCTAGGTTCTCTTTCATTCTATCCAAGAATTTATTTCGAGGCCCATAAGATATAGGAACCCTTTGGATATTAGATATAGTATTTCCACTGTGTCGACCGACAACAATGTTATTAAAGATTGTACCAAATACTGATACAATTCTTTTTATTGTAGCGTGATAAAAATGTACTCCGTTAAGCATTGTCGTTTGGCTCTCCAAATGGATTTAATTCACTAAAGTCTAAGTAATTGTTATTGATTGCTTCAAAGTCTGCAGCGTCGTCAAACGCGTCATTTGAATATATTTCTGATGTCAAATCTTCTTCGGCCGCAACAGTCGCAGCTGCAGCTGATTTGGTACCAACAATAGTATCACCGATTTTAATCTTATTGACAGTACCGTCAACAACTGACAGTGTGCCAAGGTTTAATACGATTGGGGTCTGGTCTTCATCAAAGCCAAGAACTTCTGAGGTTCCAACAGAAGAATCTGCAAATGTGATGTTAACCTCTTCTCCTATTTCAAATTTAGTAGTGGACGTATAGGTAATTCCAATACTAGTTGTAGCTTCGTGAAT